TATTACCAAGACCTTCAAAGGTACGGTTATACCAACTTTTTTAGATTTATGTATAAATAATAGTATGCAAACAGGTTGTAAACCTCATAATCTTACTAAAGGAAAATAAAATGGCATTAACATCACCAGGCGTAGAAGTCACCATCATTGACCAAAGTCAATATTTACCAGCACCAGGCAGTTCGGTTCCTCTAATCTTATTAGCAACTGCTCAAAATAAAGCCGATGCATCTGGCACTGGCGTTGCACAAGCAACTACGCTTGCTAATGCTAATAAATTGTATCAAATAACAAGTCAGCGTGATTTAGTTAATTTATACGGCACACCATTTTTCTATTCTACTACTGCAGGTACACCAATTCAAGGATATGAACTTAATGAATATGGATTATTAGCAGCATATTCAACTTTGGGTGTTACCAATCGGGCCTACATTTTACGCTGTGCTATTGATTTAGCCAGCTTAGTCGGTCAAACAGGTAGACCTACTGCCAACCCAGACGACGGAACCTACTGGTTAGACAGCACTACATCAACTTGGGGTATATTTGAATTTAATGCAACAACTGCTAAATTCGTAGAGCAAATTCCAATTGTTATTACTGATGCTACTGATTTAACTGGAGGAGTTCCAATTCAAAGTATAGGTAATATCGGAGATTATGCGGTAAATGCAATTCAAATAACAACTAGTCCTTCGTATGTGGAACAGTATTTTTATAAAACTCCATCTAATACTTGGGTTGGACTAGGAAAAGTTGGATGGAGACAATCATGGCCTACAGTCCAAGGAACAAACTCTCCAAGTTCACTTACTGCCGGAAACACTTTTACATTAAGTATGAATGGGAACTACACAATTACTGTAACGGTACCGGCATCTACTAGTAACACCGTTTCAGGTGTGGCGGCTGCAATTAATGCATTGGGCTATTTTAATTTATATGCTAGTGTAGAAAGTGGAAAACTTAACATTTATTCTATGCAGAATCGTATATCGTCACAAACTAATGTGTATATAACCGTAGCCGCTGGGACCGGTACAGTTTTGACTAACTTGGGAATTACCGCAGGAACATATTATCAACCGGCAATAGTTTGGGGTACTTCATCTGAAATGCCATTATGGTCAGCAAGTCAAACATATCCACATCCAACCGGATCAGTATGGTTAAAAGGAAGTTCTTCTGGTAGTGGATTAGCACCAGCAGTATCTAAATTTAATTCTACTACTGCATCTTGGGTAACTAAAGCAGTAACTACCGCTACATCAGATTGGGATACCGCGTATGATATAGATTCAACTGGCGGGCAAGCAATTCCGGCAGGAAGTGTATATGCACAATACGATTTTGACGATATATATGCATCTGGGCCTGTGTATTTATGGGAGCGACTTGCCACTGGACCAACCGTAGTAACTAGTTCATTAACTTCATATTCATTTGGCGCACAAACGTACACCTTGTATGTACAAACCAGTGTGCCTGGATCAAGTGCGTTATCAAGCGTTTATACTGTTACCGTTCCAGTTTCTGCTACTGCTGCTACTTTTGTTACTGCTTGGGCTGCCCAAGCAATATTATACACTCAAGCATCAGTAAATGCGGCAGGATCTATTGTACTAACTCATACTGAAGGTGGAGAAATTATATTAAATGATTATAGCACAAGTACTGGAGTTAGTAATGGGGTAATTGCTTTAGCCGGATTTGAAATAGGCACAAATGATAGTTGCAAATATGGACCATCAGCAGTCACCACGTTCAGTGTTGTGCCAACCGGCGGAACCGGATCCGGTATAGGTACTATTCAGGTAACATTAGTGTATGCGTCATATCTTATAAACCAAACTACTTTTGGTAGCGCCGGTACAGGATACACTGTAGGTGATATTCTTACTGTGGTAGGTACAAATTTGGGAGGGGCTACTACTGCTAATGATTTAACTGTAAAAGTTACTCAAGTTAGCGGTGCTGGTGCGGTTCAAGGAATCACGTATGCTACTGGCACGGCTGTTAGCACATATAAAACACAATTAAGTAATTGGGTAGAATTTACATATGAAACCAATGAAGGTCAACCAAATGTTGCTCCGGCTAATAATACTAATTGGTTTTATAGTGTTACTGATCAAGTTGATATTATGGTAAATTACAACGGCGCGTGGAAAGGATATAAAAATCAAAACTATGACGCTAATGGATTCCCAACCCCAACAGGATCAAATACAACTGACCCGGCCGGTCCATTGGTAAGTGCTACTGCACCTACTTTACAAAGTGATAGCACTGCATTAGTATACGGAGATTTATGGATCGACACTTCAGATTTAGAAATGTATCCTGTAATTAAACGTTGGCAATTAGTGGATGCAGTTGCTCAGTGGGTATTAATAGATTCTACTGACCAAGTATCATCTGACGGTGTATTATTTGCCGATGCTCGTTGGGCATTAAATGGAACTACAAATCCATATAATGATCCTATTCCAACAATCGTATCATTATTAACAAGTAATTACTTAGATTTAGATGCTCCGAATGATGCTAATTATCCAGTTGGAATGTTGTTATTCAATACACGCCGCAGCGGATATAATGTAAAACAATTTAAAGTAGATTATTTTAACAATACTGATTTTGCAGGTGAAACTCTTCCAACTGAAACAGATGCATGGGTAACAGTAAGCGGGTTGCGTTCTGACGGTAGTCCGTATATGGGTCGTTCTGCTCAACGTGCAATGGTTGTTCAATCATTACGTTCAGCAATAGACACTAATACTGATATACGTGATGAAGATAATTTCTTTAACTTAATGGCTACTCCTAATTATCCAGAATTACAACCAAATATGGTTGTGTTAAATGCCGACCGAGGCGAAACTGGATATATTTTAGGTGATACTCCATTGGGATTAGCCGACAGTGCTACTGAGATTCAAGCATGGGCAACAAACGCCGCAGGTGCTACTTCTACCGGAGAAGCAGGATGTGTTACCCGTAACACATACTTAGGATTGTTCTATCCAAGTGGCATAGCAAATGATTTATCAGGTAATGAAGTTGTAGTTCCAGCATCACATATGATGATGCGTACATTCTTACGTAATGATACTAATGCTTATCCTTGGTTAGCGGCAGCAGGCACTCGTAGGGGTACTATTGATAATGCATTAAACATTGGATATTTAAATCGTGATACTGGTGAATTCCAAACAATTAAAACACGGCTTGGTATTCGTGATGTATTATATATTAATTTTATTAATCCAATGGTATTCTTTACCGGAGTTGGACTATTGAATTATGGTAATAAGACCTCCTTCAATTCTTCAAGTGCGTTAGACAGAACTAACGTTGCTAGATTGGTTGCTTATATTCGTAGACAACTAACATTAGCAGCTAGACCGTTTGTGTTTGAACCTAATGATGCATTAACAAGACAGCAAATTGCTGGAGTTGTTGAATCATTAATGATAGACTTAGTTGCTAAACGCGGCTTATATGACTATCTTGTTGTATGTGATGATTCAAATAATACACCGGCTAGAATTGATAGAAACGAACTTTGGATTGATGTTGCAGTAGAACCAGTTAAAGCTGCTGAATTTATATATATCCCGGTTCGTATTCTAAATACCGGAGAATTATCTGGAGCATAATATAAATGTCCTTTGGGACATTTATATTCTAAGATAAATACTATTAATAGGAGAAATTAAAAATGGCATCAGCATCATTAACAAACATGTCCGTGGCAGCAGACGGGTCACCAGCAAATCAGGGCTTGTTAATGCCCAAACTGCAATATAGATTTAGAGTTATATTCTCAAATTTTGGAGTGGATAAGGCATCAACAGTATTAACACAACAAGTAGTAGATTGCTCACGCCCTACTGTTAGTTTTGGTGAAATTACATTGCCTATTTATAATTCAACTTTGTATTTGGCTGGTAAAGCAACTTGGTCTGCTATGTCTATTAATCTTAGAGATGATGCAGGAGGTGCAGTATCTAAATTAGTAGGGCAACAATTGCAAAAGCAAATGGATTTTATGGAACAAGCCAGTGCTGCAACTGGGCAAGATTATAAATTTCAAACTAATATTCAAATATTAGATGGTGGTAACGGTACCGCAGCAGTTGGTGTATTAGAAACATGGCAATTGTATGGCTGCTTTTTAGTATCTGCTAATTACAATACTTTAAATTATTCAGCAAACGAGGCAGTCACAATAGCGTTATCTATTAGATATGACAACGCTGCTCTTACCCCAGATGATAAAAATGTTGGTGGAACATTTGCTCGTCAATTAGGCGGGGCATTAGTAAGTGGTGTAGGCGCCGGCTAATTAATCGTAAATTAGATGGCTGGATTTTTTCAAGACTTATTAAAAGGTGCGACTGATTCAATAGGCAGTCGCACTTTTTTGCGTGATTATACCCATGCTTCTAAAACATTTAGGACCAACGGATATCAGTATGCACCAAAATTAAAATTCTTATTTCATGTGTATTTTGATATTAATACATCAGCATATGCTCAAAATGTAAGTACCGGTGCTAATTTTGGATTGCTAGTAAAATCAGTGAGTCTTCCAAGCTTTACTTTTGCAACACATGAGTTAAATCAATATAATCGTAAAAGAATTGTTCAAACAAAAATTAAATACGAACCAATTTCAATTAAGTTTCACGATGATAGTGGAACTGCTCAAGGACCTACTGCCGGAGGTATTATACACCAACTTTGGAAAGCATATTACACTTATTACTACAAAGATGGAACTAAACCCAATGTCATTTTAAGTGCAGCAGCAGGCGCAGCTCGTATTGCTGCCAATGGTCAACCAGCCGGTGCAGCTAGTTATAATCAACGAACAACTTATACTCCGTCAATAACCGGAAACGATGATTGGGGTTACATAGGTGAAACAACATCATCAGCAGTTAAACAACCATTTTTTAATAATATTACTATTTTTGGATTTAATCAACATAATTATACAGCATATACTTTAATTAATCCGCTGCTCACTAAAATGGGACAAGATACATATAGTTACTCAGAGGGTAACGGTACAATGGAAATGTCAATGGATGTTAATTATGAAACAGTGGTATATAATGAAGGTGCAATGGATGGAAATGCCCCCGGTAATATTGTTACTGGGTTTGGTGATAACGCTACTTATGACAGAACACTAAGCCCTATTGCTCAATTGGGTTCTAATAGTAATGTTATGGGAAAAGGCGGATTGATAGAAAGTGCAGGAGGATTTGTTTCAGCACTTAAAGAAGGTAGATTACTTGATGCAGCAAAGGTAGCAACCGGAATTTATAATAATGCTAAAAATGGTCAATTGCAAAATAATATTATTTTAGAAGCACAGGGTGCAATTACTGCTGCCATCAGAGGTGCTGCAAACCCTTTAAATAATAATCCTTTTAACTTTCCAACAAAGGCTTCATCCCCTAGTGTTATAAATACTAACGGCGTCAATAATCCTGGATTAGCAACTTCAACGCCCATTGGCACCATATCAACTGCAGGACAACAAATTGGCGGGGGCGGTCGAGATTAACATGAGTAAAATTTTTGACACACGCAGCCAAATGGATCAAACAGTTAGAATTTTTGATTCGTTTTATGCCTTCAATGTTAAAGTAAATGCGAGTGAATATGACATTGTAAATGGATATTTTACATCAGTGTGCGCTACTAGGAATATTGCAGGAAATTTTACAGCAGTATTATTTAG